GTTCATCCGTGACGAGCGCCTGAAGTCCCCGTTCGAAGTGCGCGCGCCGTGGTTCTTGGCAATCGCTGTCGCGAACAACGGTTATCGTCCGCAAACCGTAGTCGGCACGCCGATCGCTGCACAGGTCGGTTCGCTGTTCGCGGCCAACCAGGCTGGCGATTACTACTACGGCGTGACCGGCTTGAACCAAGGCGGCGAATCTCAGACCGTCGTGTCGGCTCAGGTGGCAGTCGTGAGCGGTGGCGCAGTATCGCTGGCAATCGGCGCATCGGCAGGCCGCACGGAGTCGGGTTATGTCATCTACCGTGGTCGCTTGAACGGTACGAACGCGTTGACCGACCTGCGTGAAATGGTCCGCACCCCGGCATCGGGCGGCGCAACCACGACGTACGTTGACTACAACCAGGACATCCCGGGTTCGACCAACGGCTACATTCTGAATCTGTCGGAAACGGACCATGCGATCGCATGGCGCCAGTATCTGCCGATGATGAAGATCCCGATGGCGGCAGTGAACTCGCCGATCATCCCGTGGCTGCAGATGATTTGCGGTTACCTGCGTATCTCGAAGCGCAATCAGCACGTGCTCGTGAAAAACATCGTGACCAACAGCCAGCAATGGCAGCCGTTCGGCAACGCGTAATTTAGCGCGCGCTGAAGTCTGCTTGTGAAGAAGAAGGGGCCTGCGGGCCTCTTCTTTATAGACAGGAAATCGTGGAGTCCATATGCCCCAAGTTCTGAATCGCAGCAAAAACGCAAGCACGCTCATCAACGGCGTTGCTTTCTCGAAAGTCGCAAAAGGCATGCTGAGCGAGGAAATCTCGCAAGAGCAGGCGGACTACTTTCTGAGCATCCCAAGCTACGTCGCTGTGAAAGCGGCTGCGCCAGTCCCGCCAGTCCCTCCCGTCGCGCCGAAGCAACCCGCCGACCCGGTCCCTGACCCGGCAGTAGCCGCAGCCGCCGCTGCGACCGCCGAAGCTGAGCGCCAAGCCGCTGAGCAGGCTAACGCTGCCGCTCAAGCCAAGCAACAAGCCTAAGCGCCTCTCGCGCCCACGAAAGCCCGGTTCTGCCGGGCTTTTTTTGTTCGTGACTGCATTCTTTGGTCACCAAAGGAGGGCTCATGGCCTCGCAACAAACAACCGCACTTTTCCCAGACCAAGCAGCCGCAGTGCTTGACTTGCGCGCACAGCTTGGACTTGGCCCCGCAAACTACATCAACATGGCCGCGCTGACTGACTCGATGGTGTGGGACAAACTCGTCGCCGCTGAAACCGAGTGCGAACGCCTGCTAAAAACGTTCTTCAGCACCGTGCAGGTCATCCCGGATTTGGCTACGGATGCTGAGATCGCCGCGCTCGAAGCCGCTGGCACGCGCTACATCACAATCGCTGGCTTCGACTATGACCCGGCACTGTTCCAGGGCGATCGCTGGGGCTTGATGCGCCTGCCATATCGCCCGGTCCAGCAGGTCAATTCGGTGACTATCGCGTTCCCGGCACCCTTCCTACAGAACTACACGGTTCCCGGCGAGTGGATTCGCATTGACCGGAAAAACGGCGACCTGAATCTGGTTCCGACAACCGCCGCAGCGACAACTCCCGTCGGCGCTTTCGCTCTCGTCGCGATGGCCGGATCGATTACGTATCCCCAGGCAATTCAAGTTCGCTACTCGTGCGGCCTCTCGAATTCGAGCGGCCAGGTGGTGACGAGCTTCGCGCAGCACTGGGACGATCTTGTTGACGTGGTCAAGCGCATCGCCATCTCGAAGATCCTGAAGATGATGATGCTGCCGCAGTCCGCATCTATCTCGGCGGACGGCCTCTCTCAATCGAATTCGTTCAATTACAAGGCGTGGCAGGACGACATCAACGAGACACTGTTCGGACCCAAGGGCTCGAACGGCGGCCTGTTCACGTCCATCCACGGCATCAACGGCAGCGTACTGGGATAAGCCATGGGAATGTCATTCAGTGTAGGCGCGTTCAACCAGTTCCTTGGTCAGAGCGGGCAGGTCGGGCAGCAATACGCTTGGTATCAATCGGCTGCATGCCCATGCGCGGACCCGTACTCAGGCCAAGCCGATCCCGCGTGCCCGATTTGCCTGGGTAAGGGAAAGATTTATCCGGCGACGCCGGTCAACGGCGTGGCCGCGCTCGCCGGCCAGAACTCCCAAAAGGCTTGGATGGCTTCCGGCCAGTATGAGACTGGCGACCTCGTGCTCACGATTCCGCAGGCCACGCCGATCTATAGCATGGGGCAGTGGGACCGCGTGACCGCTCTGAACACACAGCAGGTATTCAGCCTCGTCCTTACCGCAGGGAGCCCCCTGGAGAAGCTGTGGACGAGCGTGATTGGCCTCACGAAAGTCTTCTGGATTAACGATGGCGCGCTGCTTATCGGCGACCTGCCGACGGTGAATCCGGACGGAACGATCAACTGGAGCGCTTCCCCCGTGGCCCCGCCTGCTGGTACGCAGTACACGATTACGGGCACGAAAATGCTCGATTACTACTGCTGGGGCATGTACCCGACGAACCGGAATTTTCAACAGGGCTTGCAACTGCCGCGTAAGGTCGTTCTGCGCGACTGGGACCTCTTCAGCCGTTAGCCTTCCGACATCCGCTTCATGGCCTCTCCGATCGCCGCGGTCGCGAGAGGCTGCATTTGCTGGGCGACCTTCTGCGCGATGTGCTTGCCAGGCACGGGCTTCGTAATCCATCCAGCCGATCCTTCGGCCATCACGCGGAACGTCAAATACGAGCTTCCGCCCGACGATTCCTTCATGCGCACCATTCCCGAAAAGCGCCTCTGCTCTTGCGCCGATAGTCCGGCCGCCTTCAGGTCTGCGCGCGACAGTTTCCCGCCCCATTGGTAGTTCGCCTTGGCGACCATGAACGTCTTCTTTGATGCGATGTTCGAGAGGAACGGATTCTGAACGGGATTGGAAGACATGCCGCTCGTCGGCGAGAGGATCACGTTCTCGCCCGACTGCCGCGCGCCAATGCCAGTGACCTCGGACGGAATCATCTCTTTGGCTAACTCGTAGACGCTCATGGGCATCGCGGGCGCGAGCGCGTCATTGCCGGGCGTGTTCTGGCGCATCGGGATCACAAGGAAGCGCCGACCTTTCTGCGATATGCGGACCTTCGTGCTCGTGTTGAGCATCAACTTCAGATCCTTCGGGGGGCGTCCCTCCTCAATTTCCTGCGCGAACTTGTAGTCGCTGTAGACCTCGGCGTTCAAGTCGTCAAGCATCCGGACCTTGATCGACTGGATGTACGGGGCCTTTTCTCCCTGCCATAGGCGAGCGCGCGCAACCGACTCTTTCCAGCGGAATGCGGTCTCGCTGGCGATGGCTCGGACGGCCTGCGCGGCGAGCGGGAATGTCGCGCCATTGATCACTTTGACTAGCTGGTCAACAGACGGCAACTGAAGCGAGATTTGGAAAGAGGTATCGGCCATGCAATGAGCATGTCGTCACGTCCGGGTCGTGACGCGAGCATTAAGCCATGCTCGGAAATCAAGCGCTTCCACTGCCGGTAGGGAATGCTCTCAAGGTCATCATGGACCCTGAGAGCGGGTCCATTCAATGGCGTCTTATGCGCAATCAGACCGGCGTTTTCGCTGGCCCGACTGATCCGCTCTCGATGGTGATTTACACGGGCGATCAGGCGACGTACTGCGTAGACGTTTTCGCCTTGGTGAACGGTACGGAATATTCGTACTGCCTCTACTCGACGTTCGACGGCGAGAACTGGACCCCCAGCGCTGTATTCACGGCAACGCCGAACGCCATCTACGGCGATCAGTCTGTAGACGCCCTGACGATTGTCCGTGACCGCATGGAAAAGGGCATGGCCGTGGAGGTATTACGCGGCACGCTCACTCCGCTTACGAAGCAAATCCCGGTGCTCAATGCGCCGCCTGCTTTCGAAGACACGCGCTGGCCGATGGTTAGCGTCCACGTGACGAGTGACGGCCCTGCTGAGCGCGCCATCGGCGAATCGATCGGCGATGACGACTGGGACCCAGCGACCGGCATGTGGAAAGAGGGCGAAGGCTGGATTGCAAACACGGTTCTCGCCATTGTCGGTTGGTCCAAGAACGCCGACGAACGCATTGCGATCCGCAAGGCCATGCGCCGCTTGGTGATTGCGAACCTGCCGGTGTTTGGCGGTCTCGGCATGTCTCGCATTGATATCAACCAATCCGATCAGGACTACGTATCAGGCGAATACCCGGCTCCCGTCTTCTCGACGGTGTGCAGCTTTTCGTGTCTCGCGCCCGCATACATCACGGACGAAGTGCCCGTCGTTACCGAAATCACCGTGGACGGCGAAGCAGTTTTTTCAGCAACACAAAACTCGACGGCGTGAAGCGCCAATCAATCAACTGAAAAGGAATCGACATGGCTATCGACACGCCGACCAACGAAACAGCAGCAGAGCCCGCCGTTGCAGCAGCCACGGCAGCCGACACGACTTCGACCGCCGCTCACGCGAAACCGGGCGCTTTCAAGGTCTCTCTTGAGCACTTTGCAACCCGCCTCTCGGCTTCGGATAAGCGCGTTGCGCTGATTCACGGCTGGGTTCACTCGGAAAAGCGGGCGAAGAAATTCCGCGATCTGCCGGCCAATTACCAGGCTCGCTTCGCGGCTTTCGCAAGCAAGCCCATCACGCAGTAATCCGCTTAAAGGAGCGTCATGTCCTACTTTTTCAACGGTCGCGAGTGGATTACTCCGGCCACTATGTCGGCTGTAAACGACAGCGCACTGGCTCCGACCAATGCGAACGTCGGCAACACCACTTGCTATCTCGGTCAATCGACCGGTGGCGAGCCCGGCGTTGTGCTGTCCTTCGGAAGCCCGGACGAAGCAGAAGCCGTGCTGGTATCCGGCGAGCTTCTGACGGCCGCAATGAAGGCTTTCAGTGCGAGCAACGAGACGGGCGGCCCGGCGACTGTTGACGTTATCCGCGTCAACCCGGCCACTCAATCGACCCTCCAACTGGTTGACACGAACAGCGCTGCGTTGATCAATGTTGCGTCGGCTGACTGGGGCCTGCGCACGGCACAAATCAAGCTCACGGTTGATCCGGGTTCGGTTAAAGGTCTCGGTGCGACCGTTGCGCTTGGTGCGGCTTCGTACTCGACCGATAACTTGTACGCAAACCCGTTCTCGGTCGCGTACACGGGTGGCGCTGCGTCGGCTGAAATGACGATCACGCCGACGACGGTTGTTCTTCAGGCCCCGGCCGGAACCGTGGTTGCAACGATCCCGCTCGCGACCTACCCGACTGTCGGCCAGCTTGTCGATTACATCAACACGATCGCGGGCTTCGACGCCGTCGTAAATGGTGGATCGATCAATGCCCCGTCTCTCAACGGTCTCGATTCCATCACGGCGGCAAGCGTACTGGTCACGGGCCCGAACCCGAACGGCGTCGAAGTTACGGCGAACCTCAACCAGCTTATGAACTGGATGAATTCGCTCAATGGCTTCTCGCAGCCGCTTATCACGGCTACGTATGCCCCGGGGTATTCCGGCCTTCTCCCGACTTCGATTCCCTTCACGTACCTGAAGGGCGGCTCGGATGGCATTACCACTGCTGCGGATTACGACTCGGCTTTGAACGTGCTGCAAGCCAGCGACGTGCAGTGGCTCACGCCGATTACGGCTGACCCGGACGTGTGGGCGATGGTGGATGCGCACGTGCAGTTCATGAGCACGGTAGGCGGCATGGAGCGTCGCGCAATCGTTGGATCGGCTCTGAACACAACGGATGCCGAAGCGATCGCGTTCGCATTCAACCTGAATTCGGACCGCACTTCACTGGTCCACTTGGGCTACTACGATTACGACCTGACCGGCACTCTGACTGGCCTTCAGTTGTACTCGCCGTACCTGACGGCCGCTGCGATTGCTGGCGCGTTCTCTGGCGTTTCGCCGGGCACTGCCATGACCAACAAGGCCATGGCTTTCTCTGGCCTGGAGCGCTATCTGAACGTCCCGACGGATACCGATCCGCTGCTTCAGGCTGGCGTGATTCCGTTGGTGAAGGCGAAGACCGGCTACATGGTCGTGCAGTCCATCTCGACGTGGCTTGTCAATGACAACTACGACAAGGTCGAACAGTCGGTGGGCTGGGCGCTGGACTACACGTGCCGCACGTCGCGCGAAATTCTGGACCCGCTCCGCGGCGCGAAGATCACGCCGATTGCATTGGGCCGCGCTGCGACGCTGGTTGAAACGAACCTCAAGGCGCTCGCCGTTCCCGATCCGCAAGGACCGGGCGTGCTCGCTGGTGACGCCGACAACCCTCCCTACAAGAACATCGTCGCGTCCGCTGCTGGGACCGCGATCGCTGTGTCTTTCCAGTGCTCGCCTGTTCTGCCGGCGAACTACATTTCAGTCACCGTCTTCGCCGTGCCGTTCACTGGCACCGCGTCGGCATAAGGGATAGCCGAACATGGCAAACAACGCAGTTGTGAACGGGCAGACCAACCTGCAGGTTCGGTCTGGTAACCGGATCATCATCACCTTCGGCGGCGTCCAAGTCGGGATGCTGCAGTCGGTATCGGCCAATGATGACTATGCGCCGGAACCGGCGAGCGGCATCGGTGACATCCACGTACAGGAGAACGTGCCGACCATCGCACGTCACTCGCTGAGTGTGTCCGTCATGGTCATGAACAAGGGCGCGATGGTCAAAGCAGGTATCGCCCCTGAGAACGGTGATGCAGTGCTGCTCGGCATTGTGTTCAACATCGAAATCTACTCGAAGGACGACGGCTCTTTGCTCGCCAACTACATCGGGTGTTCGTACGCTTCCGGCTCGCTGGAAGTAACGAAGCACGCGATCGTTATGCAGCACGGTCAACTGCTCGCCCTCGACCGTACCGGCACCGTCGCCTAATCGAAGTCCCCGGCCGCCTTTAGGCGGTCGGTTTTATTTGAGGCATGAGAATGCGCACCGCGAAGACAGACGATTTTAATGTGGACGTAGAGGGCTTCGGCCGCTTCGTCTTTGGCCGCCGCACGAAAGAGGACGTGTACAAGATCCGCTCGCGTTACAACGTGCTGACGGAAGGCAACTACTTGGCAGACGGCAGGGTAGGCGACCTCGGAGGGCTGGGGCTCGTTACGCTCCAGACGCTGCTGGTTAGCGCTCCTGAGACGTTCAACCTGGAAGCGATGGACCCGCTGATGGACGATGACTTCGAAGAGAAGATCATGAAAGTTTTCGGCGCTCTCCGTGCAAAGGAGCAGTCTTTTCGTTCCGAACCAGCGAAGGGAAGCGAAGGCGCGGGGGCGGGAGTTAGCGAATAGTTACGAACTCTGGTTTCGCGCGAAATATAACCTCGCGCCAACCGACCCGCGCTTCCTCGCCATGACTGACGGTGAGATTGAAGCCGAATGGTGGGCATACCACTACCAGGAGGGGAAGACGGGCGAAGAGTTCGATGACGACGATGAAAACGCCGCAAGCGACTACCTCGCGCAAATTGAGCGCGAAGCAGAGGCGGAAGAGGCAGCGGCGGCGGCTGCAGCAGGCGGTACCCAGCCCACGGAAGACCCCGGCGACTGGGGTCCGGAAGAGTAAAGAAGCCCCGGTATCCCCGGGGCTTTTTGCTTTCGTGACGTGAGCATTAGGGCATCAAAGGAGCGAGCATGCCTGAAGTAAAAATTGGTGTAGGAGCAAATGCGGGTGGAGTTGACCAGGCGATTCAAAAGATCACTGCGTCTATGAACAAACTTGGCTCTGCCGTGGCCGCGAACCAGAAGCTCAAATTCGAGCCGACGGACGTGAAGAACATGGCGCGCGACCTTGACCTCATCAACAAGCAGTTCAAGCAGACTCTGGCGCTCTCCGCTCAGGTGCGCAACGCCCTGAAAAACTCGGGGCAGAGTGATCTCCATATCTCGCAAATCGATTGGTCGAAGACTTCAACCGACCCGCGAGCGGCGCAGCGCATGCGCGATCGCGCCTTCATGCATACGGTGCGTGGCACGTCGCTCGACCCGACCCTATCGAATGATGTAGATGGCGACGGCAACATCGTGCCGCCCGCGCCCCCGGCCAAGCCGCCAGCCAGCGGCGGCAGCGGTGGTTCTGGCGGCGGTAGCGGTGGTCGCCGGCCGCCCGCTGGTGAAGACGAGGGCAGTCGCGGCGGCGGATTCGGTCGCGGTGCGCGCCGGTACGGTCGCGGGATGGCCGGACGCACGGCGGGCGCATTCAGCGGCGGTGTCGGCGGCCCGGTTGGTGGCATGCTTCAAGAGGGCATCCAAGGCGCAGGCACTGGCATGGAGGTTGGCGGCCTGCTGGGTGGCCTCGGAGGCGCTGCCGCTGGGTTAGTCGGCGGTGGCCTTATCGCGGCCGCTGCGATGGCTGGGAAGGCCGTCTCTGAGGGCATCGACCAGGCGAAGGACCGCAACCTCGATCTGGACTTGATGAAGCGCTCTTTGGGCGACCTCGGCGTGTCGTTCAAGGGTTTGAGTGACGCGTCTTGGGTAGCCGCGCGGGACCTCGGAATGGCGAATGGCGAATTCGTCAAGATGGAGCAGCTTGCGAACTCCGCGAGCGGGGGTGCATACCGCACGCCCGACGAGTTGGCTGGCGCAACGCGTTCCGGTGTTGATATCGCTCGCGCATACGGCCTGCAGCCGGGGCAGGGCGTCGCCTTCACGGCGGGCATGCAGCGCATGGACGCGCACCAGAACAATAAAGAACTGGCGGCCACGCTCGCCGAAGCAATCGTCAATACGCAGGGAAAGGCGACCCCGTCTGAAGTTATGCAGGCGATGCAGGGATTCGCGGCGCAACAGAACCGGTTCAATTCCGGGGTGGTTGACCTCAATCGCTTCGGGAACGCCTACTCGTCAATGCTTGGCGTAGATGGCATGACGGCAGACCATGCCTCTTCAATCCTCGGTCAGGCGAACGCGTCCATGCAGCAAATGGGCGGTTCTGAGGCATCGCGCAACTTCACGATGCAGGCGTTCGGCTCGCTCGATCCGATTCGCGCGGCGATGCGTGCAGAGGGTGGACTCTTTAGCAACGGGCTCGATAACCGGGATATCAACGGCTACATGTCGCAACACGGGTCCAAGGACTGGGAGACTCAGAACAAGGGCCCGGAGGGGACCAACTTCTCGGTAATTCGTGGCGCGTTCGACAATGCTTACGCCGGTCGTGGCCGGTACGGCGCCGAGATGGAGCTTGATGCCGAGAAGAACTATTTCGGCCTGAAGTCGTATGCCGACACGGCCTCGTTCATGAACATGAGCGACTCGGACCATAGCGGCATTTCGATGCTGTTGAAGAACGCGGGGATTGATCTTAAAGACGTTCGCGAGGGCGGAATTCAAGCGCTTGCGGGCATCTCGAAGACGACGGACTTCCAGGGCGTCGATGACCTCTACAGGAAGGGCCCGGACGCCATCCGCAACCGCAAAGACATGAGTGAGTCGGACCTGTCTTCGCTCGATCGCGCAGAGAAGAGTGGTGACTTCGAGAAGTTCCGCAGCGAACTGGTGCGCGTCATGGCTGGAAAGGGCCAAGAGGATGACGCCGGTTCGACCCAGCGCACGATCGACGCGAACATTTCCGACATGAAGACGATGGTCGGCGAGAAGCTGATCCCGTACACCCAGGCGATGATGGAAGGCATCCTCGCCATGGCGAACAAGATCCCTGGCGTCAACATTGCCGATCCGTCTTTGATTGGTCCGCCGAAGTCCGCCATGGGCGAGTCACTTCCTGCGGGATCAACCGTAGTGAGGGACATGGGTAGCGCCGGGAAGATTACGCGCGGTGGCGACGGCTTGCATACGGCGACCGGTGGCACTTGGTGGGACAAGGCCGTTGACGCGACGGCGGGCGGTCTCAATTGGCTGAAGGGTCAGGGGCAAGACGGCTCAGGCGACCCGCTTGGCATTCGCAGCAATAACCCTCTGAACATGCTTCACAAAGGCCAAGAGGACGTTTATTCGGACCCGACGGTCGGCATCGCTAAGGCGACGTCCAATCTGGAGAGCGGCTATCGCGGCCTGACGCTCGCGCAGATCCAGGACAAGTGGACGGGCGGCGCACGTACCGGCAACACGCCGGAAATGATCGCCAATTACACCAAGCTTATGACGGGAGCGACGGGCCTGAAGGCTGGCGACGTTCCGAATCTTGACGATCCAAAAGTCGTGGCTGCGCTTATGAAGGGGATGATCCGGGCCGAGAACGGAAAGATGCCTTACTCGGACGACCAGGTCAACGCGGGCGTTGGCGCTGGAATGGGGCGGCTCTCTACGAAGGGATTTCATCCCGATATGTCGATTGCTGAAGAACCTACCTCGAAGCAACCGAAGCCCGCTCCCGACGATATGACGATCGTTTCTGAGCCCGCCGAAAAGCAACCGAAGCCGGCTCCCGACGACATGACGATTGTCGCAGAGACCGCCGAAAAGAAACCGAAGCCTGCTCCTGATGACATGACGATTGTTGCAGAGCCGGCGGCAAAGATTCCCGCAAAGGACCGGTCCACGTCTGCCGCAGATGCCTCCGCAGCGGCTTCCGCATCGAAGGTTGGCTCTGCCGCTGGGAGCGGTGCTCCGTACGGATTTGGCGGTGGTGACATCAACATCACTCTGCAGCAGAGCGTCACCACGCCGGGAGGCGCAACGAAGACAAAGACGCTCAGCACAAAGGTTTCGAAGCCGTCCGCCTCTGGCACGCAGACCCCGACAATCATTCAAATTCCGGCCTAAGCATGAAAGTAAAAATTCGCAAGCCGAACATTCAGGTTCTGCTGCATAAGGTGGTGACGCGCACGAGCGCGACCGGAAGCGCTCAAGTCAATGCGACGCAGAGCCAGTCATCGCTGGCTGGGCCGCCGAGTCAATCTGATTCGGCAAAGAACATTTACGACCTCACGACATGGCTCGGCGAAGGCTCCGTCGTGCGCGTGCAGAAGTCCGTGCGCGCTTCTGCTGGCGCGTTCTCTATTTCGTTTGTCGATCAGGTCATGAATGGGCTGAAGGACACGCTCTACGCGCTTATTGAGCCGATGGACATGATTGAGATTCGCTTTGCTGGCGACTCCTACAAATATTCGGGAGCGACCGGGCAGAAGCTGCCAGTCATGATGCGCGGTTTCGTGGCTGACATTCAGCGCGACCAGAGCATGGGGGCTGATGGAAAGCCGCGCCGCACGATTCACGTGACCGGCCACGACTACCATAAGATTCTGCAGATTATCCAGATTTTCAACATGCCCGCGACGCCCGACGTGGCGAACCTTATTTCGAGTTTCCCGCTGTTTTCGAAGTATGGGCCCGAACTTAATGTGCAGACTACGACGGCCTTCGTTCAAGCCGTCTTCGACTTGATCGTCAACCCGTATATCGCTGGCATGCAGCAGGCGGGCGCGACTTCCGGCACCGCGCTGGCAGAGGTTGCGACCGACATTCAAGTCCCCGATGCGCTCGTCTCGGTGCAGCTTGGAGCATTCAATAACGGGACGGTGCAGCAGCTTCTCGAACAGTATCTCGACCTCGGGCCCTTCAACGAGTTCTTTATTGAGGATCGCGATGCAGGCGTATGGGGACCTGCTGGTCCGTATGCCGTCTATCGTCCTACCCCGTTCTTGGATGCGGCACAGCGGCTTACGCTTCAACCCATTCAGTCGTCGGTAACGAGCGGCATAGATCCGTCTAGCGACTTTGCCCCGACGGCGAATTGTGTATCTATTGGCGTCAACTCGATCATATCCATTAGCGCGCGCCGTTCGGACGCAGGGGTAGCAAACTACTTTTGGGTAGATGCGCCGCGGTTCACCATGAATTATGACGATCTGACAAAAATGTTCGCAACGTACGCATCGCAGCAGGGCGCGACGCCGTACTACA